ACCCACAAAAACTCCAACGTAAGAAAGCATAGGTACAATTATGTCTAAAGCAAAAACTACAGCAGTCCACGAATACACTATGAACCAATACCAAGCTGACGCGGCAAAGACTATGATCTACAAGTGGAAGGTCATCTATCCAGCTTTAGGTCTGGCAAATGAGGCTGGCGAAGTCCTTGGAAAGATCAAGAAACTCATTAGAGACAACGATGTAGATTTCAAAGGTGACTCGACGATCCCAGCCGCCAAAAAGGTTGAGATAGCAGAAGAACTAGGTGACGTATTATGGTACGTGGCGGCGCTGGCTAAAGACCTAAATCTGTCAATGAATGACATATCGGCAATCAACATTGAAAAGCTCACGTCTCGAGCAAAACGTGGGACACTTGGCGGCTCTGGAGACAGGAGATGAGCCGTTGGATATGGGACTTAGAAAGCAATGGTCTCTTAGATACCATCCACACTATCTGGTGCATTGTCTGCCGTGAGGTGGACACTGGCGAGGTACGCACATTTAAACCAGATCAGATTGAAGACGCACTTGAGCTACTATCGAATGCTGACGAGATCATAGGTCACAACATCATCGACTATGACATACCAGCGATACAGATTGTCTTTCCTGAGTGGACAACTAAGGCCAAGGTTACTGACACTCTAGTCCTCTCAAGGCTGATACATGGCGACATGTTTAATGAGGATGCTGAACGCGACTTTAGTGTCTCTAAGTTCCCAAAGAAACTCTGGGGAAGCCACAGCTTAAAGGCTTGGGGTCTCCGCCTTGGTGACTTCAAGGATGACTACGATGGTGGGTGGGAAGCCTACAGTGAAACGATGATGTCATACTGTGTCCAAGACACTCAGGTGACTGATACGCTTTACAAGAAGCTGATGAAGACTGAGCCTTCTCAGAAGTCTATCGACCTTGAGCATCGTATGGCTTCTATCTGCCGCGAGATCGGTAACAACGGCTGGACATTCGATGAGAAGAAAGCGGGGAAACTTTACGCTGAACTTGCACAGAAACGACATGTGATTGAGGAAGACTTAAAGGAGCTGTTTGAGCCTTGGATCATTGAGACTGACTTCTTTCCAAAAGTAAATAACAAGACGCTCGGGTATGTCAAAGGTGAGCTGTTTGTGAAGCAGAAGACTGTCTACTTCAACCCAGCGTCTCGCCAGCATATCGAAAAGTGTATTGTGGACAAATACAAGTGGAAGCCAAAGTCTTACACACCTTCTGGACAAGCTAAAATCGACGAAAAGATACTGGAGAGCCTACCTTATCCAGAAGCCAAGCGTCTTGCAGAGTTCTTTCTATTACAGAAGCGCATAGGAATGCTTGCGGAGGGTAAAGGTGCGTGGCTTAAAAAGGTGGATAATGATGGTAAAATAAGACATCGCATCGTCTCCAATGGTTGCGTTTCGGGACGCTGCGCTCACCAGAACCCAAACTTAGGTCAGGTTCCAAGTGCGGGCTCACTTTATGGCAAGGAGTGCCGTGAGCTGTTTGGAGTTCCCGAAGGATGGTGGCTATGTGGAGCTGACTTATCAGGCATCGAGATTCGCCTCATGGCTTCCTACCTACATCCGTATGATGGCGGTGAATATGCAAAAATCATTTTAGAAGGTGACATCCACACCTACAACCAGAAAGCAACAGGACTTGCTTCTCGAGATTTAGCAAAACGCTTTTTGTACAGCTTAATTTATGGCGGAGGTGATAGACTTATTGGCTCCATAGCTGGGGGTGGTGCAAAGCTGGGAAAGAGACTCAAAGACAACTTCGACAAAAACGTCCCAGCGTTTGCTACCTTAAAAAAGAATCTAAAGACGGCCTACGGACGCGGCTTTATCAAAGGCTTGGATGGTAGAAAACTAAGTGTCCGTTCAGAGCACAGGATACTTTCGCAATTACTCCAATCGGCAGGAGCAATAATAGCGAAAAAGTGGGTGATGATGACGTATGACACAATCAAACTTAAACATGGCAGCGACGCGTACATCGTAGGATTTATCCACGACGAGGTTCAGATCGCATGCCGCACAAAGGACATAGCAAATGATTGCGGAAGAATTGCAGGTACAATGGCAGAAGAAGCTGGCGTTGCTCTCGGGTGTAAGATCGCCATTGCCTCACAGTATTCCGTGGGCAAAACTTGGCTTGATACCCACTGAGATTGATGAGTACCTCGAGAACTTAGTTCTACTTTTTATTATAGTAGATCGAGCCCAGCGCAAGCCCTTCACAGTAAAGTCTGACTTTGCACGTGAGGGTGCTCTTCACGTCGCAATAGCGGCAAGTGAAGGACTTATTTCAACACAAATAGAAGAAGATAGCTGGGGCAAACGATGGTTAGCCACGCCTATCGGACAGGAAGTTATAGATGACGTCACAATTGTTCTTAAAGAAATCCTACAGCCATCCCACACTACTCATTGACGGCGACCTCTACCTATTTAGAGCTGCTATAGCTTTAGAGAGGGAAATTGACTGGGGTGACGATATTTGGTCACTCAGCACTGACCTAAATGGTGCAAAGAAGTTGTTCAACAAGATGGTGTGTGACTTTAAAGAAGCACTTCTCATTGAGGATGTAGTAATCACTTTGACTGGTAGCAACAACTTCAGAAAAGACGTTGAAGCAAGTTATAAAAGTGGTCGAAAGAAATCCAGAAAGCCCGTTGGCTATAAGGCTTTAGTTGAGTGGGCCAAGCAGACCTATGAAACAATTCTTGTTGACTGTCTCGAGGCAGATGACGTGATGGGGATTATGGGTTCAATGCCGGACACGCAAGCGATTATTGTCTCCGACGACAAAGATATGAAGACCATCCCATGTAAGCTATATCGCCCGCAGTCAAACGAGCGGTTGGACATCAGTGAGGCTGAGGCTGACAAGTTTTTTCTAACGCAAACATTGATGGGCGATACGACAGACGGCTACTCTGGCTGTCCAAAGATAGGGCCGAAGACAGCAGAAAAGATACTGAAGTCAAACCCAACTTGGGATGCAGTCGTCAACCAATATCAAAAAGCAGACCTCAGCTCTGACTACGCGCTGACACAGGCACGTCTAGCCCGCATCCTACGCCATACTGAGTGGGATGATGACAAGATGGCTGTTAAACTTTGGGAGCCTAAACGACCATGACAGATCAAGTAAACAAACCGCCTCACTACAACTCAGGTTCAATCGAGTGCATCGACGCCATGCAAGCAATGGCTGATGGCTCAATGGTCTGGGGCCACAATGCGTATCTATGGCAGAACGCGTTCAAATACCTGTGGCGCTGGCCCTACAAAAAGAAACCTATTGAAGATTTAAAAAAGTGCCGCTGGTACTTGGATCGACTCATTTCACTCATTGAAGAAAAAGAAGAAACACTATGAAAAACAACTTATTGCCTACTGATTACCAAGCCTTCATACACACTAGCCGCTATGCCAGATGGATTGAAGATGAAGGAAGACGTGAAAGCTGGACAGAAACTGTCGGGCGTTACATTGAGAATGTTGTATCTCCAAGAGTCACTAAATCATTAGCAAACGAGATTGAGCAGGCAATTCTTAACCTAGAAATCATGCCTTCAATGCGCGCGATGATGTGTGCTGGTAAAGCTTTAGCGCGAGACAATACAGCGGGGTACAACTGCTCCTATACACCTATAGACCATGTCCGTTGCTTTGATGAAGTTCTCTTTATTTTAATGTGTGGGACTGGAGTTGGATTCTCAGTTGAACAAAAGTACGTGGAAAGCCTTCCAAAAATACCTGAGCTTAAAGATTGTGAGCAAATCATAACTGTAGAAGACAGCAAGGAAGGGTGGGCGACTGGCTATAGAGAATTAATATCTGAATTGTTTGCAGGAAGAATACCAAAGTGGGATGTGTCTGGAGTAAGACCAGCAGGGGCTCGCTTAAAAACCTTTGGTGGTAGAGCATCTGGTGCTGGACCATTGGTTGACCTGTTCCAGCATACCATCAACACCTTTACTTCAAGGCAACGTAGCAAGCTGTCACCATTAGATGTACACAGTATCATGTGCAAAATAGGGGAGGTGGTGGTCGTAGGGGGCGTAAGAAGATCAGCAATGATAAGCCTAAGTGATCTATCAGATGACGAAATGCGTACAGCGAAATCAGGTGAATGGTACATAGACAATCCACATCATGCACTTGCGAACAACTCAGTGGCATACGAAAGTAAGCCCAGCGGCGTAGACTTTATGAACGAGTGGGCGTCACTGGCGGCTTCGGGTTCTGGTGAACGTGGTATCTTCAATAGACAGGCAGCCAGAGACAAAGCTAAAAGTGAAGGCATAAGAGATCACATGTGGGAATTTGGCACGAATCCATGTTCGGAAATCGTGTTGAGATCGAGAAAACTTGAGGAGTACACAGACCCTCAGACTGGCGAAACAAAGACTAGAGGCATCGTTGGGACTGGTGGTCAATTTTGCAATCTCACAGAAGTAATCATTAGAGCTACAGATACCACCAGCGATATATCAAGGAAGGTACAACTAGCAACGATACTTGGTACAATCCAAGCTACTTTAACCCACTTTCCATACTTACGTGACTGTTGGAAGACAAACACTGAGGAAGAAGCACTCTTGGGTGTGAGTATGACAGGAATCATGGACTGTGGCCTTACAAACGGCAGGCAAGAAAACCTTGAAGGTCGGTTGAGGATGTGGCGCGAAGTGGCTGTGCAAACTAACCGCAACTACGCTAGAAAGTTGGGTATCAACCCAGCGGCGGCAGTGACTGCTGTCAAGCCAAGCGGAACGGTTTCACAGTTGTGTCAGAGTGCAAGTGGAATACATGCAAGGCACTCTGACTACTACATCCGTACAGTACGTGGAGATAACAAAGACCCACTGACTGCCTTCTTGAAAGATCAGGGTATACCATCGGAACCGTGTGCTATGAAGGGAGACACTACGACTGTCTTCAGCTTCCCGCAAAAGTCACCAAGAGGTTCAATCACACGTCACGATATGACAGCGATAGAACAGTTGGAGATGTGGCTGATGTACCAGCGTCACTACACATGCCACAAGCCATCAGTCACTGTTTCAGTTGGCGATGACGAATGGGCTGAAGTCGGAGCGTATGTCTACAAGCACTTTCACGAGATGTCTGGTGTTAGCTTCTTACCACGCTTTGACCACACCTACGCACAAGCGCCTTATCAAGATTGCACTGAGGAAGAATATGAGGTGGCATTGTTTGCCATGCCAGAGGCAATAGATTGGACCAGACTTTCTGAGTACGAACTATTTGACACAACGAAAGCCTCACAGACACTCGCGTGTACTGGTGGTGTCTGCGAGATTGTTGACATCTAATAGATGCGTCGGTTCTACTTACGAGTTCCGCATATTGCACAATGAAGGGGCCCTCATGGGCCTCTTTTTCGTTTATAGAGGAGATAAAAAACCAATGGTCAACATAGTGAATACAGTAAATCGAGAAGACTTACTCTTAGCGCAGCACAGGTCCGTGGCTGAAGTTGAAAACAGAAGAATGCGTGAGGCTTTCGCATATCGAAATAAAAACGCAACCTTAGACGTTTGGGCAGACCACTTGAAGCGACAAGCATCTGCTAGAGATGGTGCTGTTGAAAAACTAGACCGAAAACAGCAGATAGACCAAGTAGTCAGCGAGTGTCCAAATTGTTTGCGTAAAATGAAAACCATATGCACCAGCCCTCACACTGCTTTCGGATTTCCTACAAACAAGAGACGAAAGGCTTGTGACAAGTGTGACTATAGAACCACTACATTAGAGATACCTTTTGAACTCGGGCTTCGTATCTACGATGAGATTAAAGCTGAGGGCGACATAGATGTTTACAATAGAAATTGAGACGAACTACACAAAAGTAGTCGCATTAGATGATTTTGGAGAACATGAAGACCTCGAACTCTATATTGAAGACAACGGCACAGTGTTTATACGTCAGTTCTGCCCTGAGCTTAATGAGTTCCAAGTTTGTGACATTAGCTACAAGCAGTTGCTAGATATTGCAAATTCAATAGGTGAGAAGGATGGTATCTACAGAACTAGAGTAGAGCCTGTCAAATGAACTTCTTATATGGTCTGGCACTCACAGCTCACTTAGGTCTTTCCGCTGACTACAACAGTTTACACCCGCACATCAGAGTTCTGCATCACAATGGTGCAATTAGCGGTGTCTACCTCAACAGTGAAGACCGCCTGTCAACTTACGTTGGCATGAAGTTTGACCACAACGACACCTTCATCGAAGTGGGTATTGTCAGTGGCTATACTGCTGTTGGTAGGCCAGTGCTGTACGGAAGAGCTGGAAGGTATCTAAATAATGCTTCAACAGTATTCATAGCACCCGCCGTCGAGGTTATAGATAGCGATGTGACTAAAGGTCTGGTTTTGGGCATTGAGTTCATGTTGAGGTGAGCTGGGTGGACCGAAGGGTAGCCGCGATTAACGTAGCTTGCTCCTCCGATCCGTTGATACCGAAGTATCGTATATTATATTGACGATAATGGAGCAAATAGTCAACACCTTTAAAAAAACACTGATCGGGACTTTGGATTTCCTTGACCAGTGTTTTTATTAGCTTTATAGGGGAATCACTTTGACACCATTTCTGTTGCGTCGATCAGTGTTTTTTTGTTTCGTGTAGTCCAGCCGCGTCCAAAGTGCTTAAAATCATCTAGGCCCTCATAGAAAGCCTGACGTACATCGTAGACGTAGTTGATGATAAATTTAGGGTCTTTCTCCATAATAAGACCTATTGTCTGCGATCCTATTGAGCCATCTTGAGTAGCCCCAACTGCGCGTTGCACAGCTTTAGATGGTCTACTCTTTCCAGAATTTACAGTCCAGTCCAGAAGGCACCAATCAATACCAGATGGAAGTAAATCTCCTTTAATTCGATCCCAGTAGTTTTTCTTGTAAATTGGCCCGACATCAGCAGGCGTTAAATCACGCATTTCTTGTTCTGTAGACTCACGACCTATCCACTCGTCATAAACACGTTTAGTCACACCGAGGTTAGTCATGCCACCTTTGTCATTCTTGTTATTCACATAGCCGCCTTCGTGGTGCA